TCGCTTTCGTTAATATCTAGAACGCCACCATGAAAATAATTTTTTCTAGCGACTCCGCCATCTGCTAAAGATGCCAGGTACTCGTCTTCACTATTAAATCCTAATTCCATCCACAAAGGTATCTGCCCGTCTCCTTCACCCATAGAATATCCTCTATTTTCAATAATATCCCTTTTTTTAGTTTCCCATTCTCTATCTGATCCGTCAAACCAATCGGGTTTCTCCATAGCATAAAAATTTCCTACGTCCCCTCCCATTGTCACGGTTGGATTATCATATTTATCTATTAAAAAAGCTCCATAGTCCATTCCTGTAGAGGGCTGATAGTTAAAAGCATCCGATTGCCAAAAACTAAATAAATCTTTATCACCTAAAGTACTTGGCGACTTTGCTCCTATTTTGTCTAAATATTCTTTATATTTTTTTCTATAATTTTTAACTCTATCTCTAGAACCCGGAAGCTTTAATGCCATATTATAATGAAGTCTTCTATTTAGAAGAGGGTGAATACCCATCTTTGAACCTATTGTTTTAAGTGTATCTTCAATAGTTTGAATTGTTTTATTTTTCTTTTTAATAGGGGGTTCTTTATTGTCAGTTTTTATTATTTTCTTTTTAGGTGGTGGCACATACCCCCAGGTTTCTCCATAATCTCTAGGCCCAGTATCTTTTCTAACTTCGGCTGTCTGTCCTTGACCACCTCTGCTCTGTGCAGATTGTTCACTTTCACTTGCATATGCAGCATCACCACGATAACCTGGTCTACCTGGTCCTGGTTGGACTAATTGAGAAATTCCACCGTTAGCATAATCTCTCTCCCAACGCTTTGCTATTTCCGGATGGTTAGCGTGTAGAAATCTTCTTTGCTTTTCAGATTGAAAAGGCATTAGCTTCTAGGACCTTTAAGTGTTTTAACGTCCTTTCGTTTCATAATATCGGATCTAGCTTTTGCACGATTAGACATTTGTTGTTTTTCAATAGAAGTTTTTGCTCTTAATAAAGCAAGATCTTCGTTTTGCTCCATCTTGTCTTCTTGAATATCTCTATTCATCAACATTTTAGTTTTATCTAAATTGATTCGAGCTTCGTCTTCTTGTTGTTTTCTTTGATTGTCTTGAGCTTTAAGATCAAGCTCTCTAGCTCTAAGTTTTGCAATTGGATCGTTACCAAAGTCTCCACTTACTTTTTTCTCTTCTTGTAAGAAGTCTTCCATCATCTCAGCAATTAGAATTGCTTTTCTAGCTTCAATTTCTAACTGAATTCTTTCCATCTCTTGTTTAACTTCTGGATTCTGTGCGACTTGTGGATTGGTTTGCATCAACTGTTGTAATTCTTGAATTTTTATTAATTTATCCCTCATTTCCATTTGAACCTGTTCATCAGCCATTAAAGCAATATGTTCAAAAACATTCTTTTCTAATGAAGCAGTAATCTGTGGATTATTCTTCGCCATAGCTGTTGCCATAAAAGCAACGTGTGCTGTTATATGTGCTTGGTGATCTTGCCCTGTAAATGCTTGGAAAGGTTTACCCGCCATTGCATCTATATGTTCCAACGCCGGATTTTTAGGTGCCGGTGGTGGAGGGGGTGGTAATACTTGGTCAATATTCTTAACGCCCATTGCTTCATACATGTCTCTATAAGCCTCATATAAATTATGCATTTGAGGATTAGACTGAGCTAATTGTAATTCTGTTTGAGCTGTTGCAATCCTTTGAGTCATTGAAAATATATTTGGATCTGCAACCGGTAGTATGTCAATTTTGTCATCAAAGTCTGTCTGTTTAATCTCACGTTCTCCACCTACTACATCATACGGATAAACCGGAGGTAAGTAAGTTGAAAATACATTCGACAATAAAACAAACTCATTTTTCATTGAAGCATACAATCGCTTATGGATTGCTGACATTACCCTAGAGCCTCGCTCTAATAGGGCTACCGTCGTACCAACAGCGGCCTGTTGGTTCCCGTCCCCGACTTGCATGTCAGCAATGGACGCGAATCTTTGACCTGCATCTACACAAATCCCCATCAACTGCAATAAAGTCTGTGAAGGTTCCTTGTAAGGCAAATTCATAAAAGCATCTTTTAGATTTCCACCGGGGGCGTCTACATCACGCCATTCACCTGGTGCAAGAGATTGGGCCTCATCTCTAACTCTGATCCCCCTCTGTTTAAATCCTGAAGGTAAATTGGAGAGTGTACCTGCATCTATGAGTTGACGAAGAGCAGACGTTGCTGCTTTTGTTAGACCGCCAATCATATGGATTAATCCAAAGCCGTAAAATCCAAGTCCGGGTAGAAATTTAAAGTGGACAAAATATTCGATTTTATTTTTCTTCGGATCGTCTAATCTATAATTTCTTCTTATAGACAATACTTTTCGCGTTCCATTGTCGATTGTTACAATGTATGGAATTTTTATACCGGTAGGGGTTCCATCTTCACCCCTATCTTCAAAGCCTTCGAGATCTAAATCAACATGACATTCTATTAAAGTATAGATTGGATTATTTTTTTGATAACCTGTTGCTCTAGTTCCTTGTATCTCGCTCTCTTTTTTCTTCAATTCAGTTTCTTCATAGTAAGGAGATCCCAGTTCTATATCTCTATAGAAACCGGAAACTTGTTGCTTACGTAAATCATTCGCTGAAATTTTTAAAATATGACATATGGACTCCGTATCTTCTAATGAGGTAGCAGAGTACGGAACCACTAAGTCATCTGCAGGAACAAACTTTGATACAGCTCGTCCCAGTAAATCGTCATAATAAACTTTTTTAAAAGTTGATCCGGCTAATGGTAAATAAAATAACATTTGATCAAACTCCGGTTCAAATTCTTTCATAACATCCATTAACTGGTAGTTCATGAAATTTTTAACTCTCATCGATTGATCTTGTTTTTCTCTTGTCGGTCTTCCTAAGACCTGACATCTTACCGGACCATCGGCCGGTAATAATTCTTTATAAGCTTGCGCTTGAAACTGTGTAATGGCTTCAGCTAAAACCGGGTGAGTTACTCCTGAAGCTCCTTGGAAAGGTCGTGTTCTTTGTTCGAACTTAAAACCCAATAAGTCTAAACCTTGTGTATAGGTTCTCTCCCATTCTCTTCTTGATTCTTTGTAGTCCGTATAGTTACCAAATAATTCCGCACCAACAGGATCTAAAATAGAATCGGGTAACAAGTCTGCTAGATTCATGTAGTGGTTGTCGCCGGTTTCCTCAGCAACTGCACCCGGTTCAAAATCAATCTCTACTGACCCATCTTCGTGTTCGGTTATTTCGGTTTTCTCGTGCGAAGGAATTGTTTCTTGTACTGCTGTTTGAACTTCTGTTAATTCGTCTTGAGACGGTAGGGTTACGCTTCGTCTTACGTTAGGTAAGCCCTTATCTACTTCTGCCATATATTTTCTCCAATCTTTCTGGTTTATATTGTTTTGTGTCTTTAATCAAGCCTCTAGGGTCTGGGCCCTTTACAGGTGGGATTGATTTCCATTTTACGTTTTTCATGTTTTTGACTAATGTGGGGTTTTTATACATCTAATTTACTTAACATATATTTATCCACCCCTGTTAGATTGTCGGTAGGGTGTTTTTCTTCTTCAACCTGTTTAGGATGGGTTATTTTATAATTCTCTCCTAATTTTTCTTTTAAAAATTTATCTTTTCTTATTTCAAGCTCTTCTCTTGACTCTGGCATATCCATGACATCCACCATATAAGGCATTGTTTGATCAAACTCTATCTCGGCAATTCTTCTTAGTTTTACATTTTCGGGTGTTTCATCTAATTGTTTTTTTAATTTATCTTGTGCAAAAGTAAATTCTCCCCATGGTAATACTTCTGAATCAAATTTTGATTTTGTTGGTAGGTATTCAAAAGGTCCTGCTTTTTCTCCGGTTCCTGTTGCTTTATCTTTAACATACTTTGCAGCACCCGCCACCAGACCCGGTATATTTAAGACTCCTTCTGCAAATCTTTTTACTACATACTCACCTGTTTCTTTTCCAGAAGCTCCTTTTCCCAAAGCTTCAGATGCATCCATAGCTGCAAATATAGGATCTAAAACAATTGCAGCTTTACCAAACCCTCTTAAAAATTTTCCACCCACCTCCATAACTCTGTCCGCAGCTTGTCTTACTGCTGGTGGTATCTCTATTCCTGAATTTGCAAAATCCATAAAACCTGCAAAGCTATTAAATCTAACTCCTTTAGAGCTGGCCTCGTTTTGAATCATAGCCATATCATCTATTAATGATATTCCACCTCTAGCTTTATTTTGTTCATTTATAATTGCAATTAATTTGGTAACATTTTTAGTTATGGGTTTTATGTTACCTTTTGTATCTTTATATGTTCCACTCAATAATTTTTTTAATTCACTAATTTTTGTTAGTCCTAGATGACCTAGCTCGACAGCGGACTTAGAAGGCCTAGCTCCTCCATAGGTTCCGGTTCTTCTATTGT